TCAGACAAACGATTTAAATTGCCACTAAAGTCTAAGCGATCAAGACTGACAATATTCCAGTCTGTGTTTTTTAATAAATGATGAATAACGTGGTGTGCAACAAAGCCCGCACCGCCAGTTACTAGAACGGTTTTTGACATCGAAATCTCCAATTTTGATTGAATTTACTGCTTTAATGTATTTATTTTTGCTAATTTCGGTGCCAAAATTATGCGGTTACTGCTACTTTAGCTTCTACGTATTCTTTGATAAAACGAATGGCTTTACGGCTAGTGTCAAATACATATTCCTGTGCGTCATCTTCTGTGTTTAAGATAACAATAAAACCATTGGCTACTTTACGAATTTCAATTGAATCAAACATGTTTAGTTCCTTATATAAGTTCTTACGAGTGTTAACTCTAATATATTAACAGAATTAAAAATTTAGGTCAAGAAAAAAGCCCGCTAAAAGCAGGCTTTTTTGTAGTTTTGGTTAACTAAAGTTATTCTTAGAAGAATAAGATAGCACCTGCTGAGTATGTGTCGCTTTCGTTCTTAACACCTGAATGTGCTTCAGACTTGATACGATTGTATTCAGCAACTAAGTTTAAGTTCTTAGTCAATGGATGGTATGCACCAACTGTGTAACGTTCATTGAAGTCAACTAGGTTAGAGACATCACCGCCGTTAGCACGTTCAAGGTTACTACGACCATATGCTACACCAACTTTGGTTTTTGTTGGCAATGCGTATGTGCTTTGTAAGTAGAAACCATCGCTTGCACGACGACTACCGTTAGCATCTACACCGTTAGCACCAAATAAGGTTGTACCAGCACCTTTACCGTTGTAGTAGTATGCTGTTACACCTAATGGGCCAACGTTAGTTGTACCACCGATGTCCCAAGCGTAGGCTGTGTATGTACCTGCTGTTGCTGAGTTAACTTTGTAGTTAGCTGCGCTGGTCCATAGTTTACCTGTAACACCTGCTAGATTGTAGTCATAGTTAACTTTACCTTCGTAACCAAAGTTGTCTTGATATAAATCATTGTTACTTGTTTGGTTAGGGTTGGTAATAGCTACGGTTGCACTCAAACCATTCCAGTTAGGTGTTGTATATGCTACTTGACCTTTCCATGCTGGATAGATGTAACCACTACCGATACCACCTAATGTTGTTGTAGCACCGCTGATACCAGCACCTGCGCCAACGCCTAATAATGTCATATCGTTAAGGATAGCGTCGCTACCAAATACACCTAGGTCTTTACCTAGTTTCACTGAGCCCCATGACTTATCACCAAAGCTTACGTATGCTTGACGATTAAGTGGAGTTAGTTCATCACCTGCTCTTGAATTGTCACTTACGTTAGGTTGGAAACTGATTGTAAATTCCACGTCTAAATCGTTCTGACGTGATTTACCAGTAAAGCCAATCCATGCTGGTAACAAACCAGTGTTGATGCTACGTGCATGGCTGTTGCCCTGCGCATCTTGTTTAGTAGCAATACCGCCAACGATATTGTTGTTATCTTTCGCATTAGTAATCGAAGCATAGGCGTTAACGTTACCGTTAATGTCTAGCGTCCACTCACCTGCTGGGATAACGATACCAGCGTTTGCTGAGGACGCAAACAGGCCTGCCATCAAAGTTGCTAATAATGTTTTCTTCATTACTTTAGTTCTCCTAAATATTGGATTAACACTGAAAAGAATAGTGTTACCTTTACAGTGTAAATTATTTATAAACATAGATCAAGAAAGTGTAGTTTTTCTGCCACGTTTTGGTAAAAATAATCAAAAAGTGTTGCAAAAATACAACACTTTTCTTAATATCGATATGTATCTGTTTTATAAGGGCCGTTAACTGATACGCCAATATAATCAGCTTGCTCTGGAGTAAGCGTGGTTAAATGTGCACCAATTTGTGCTAGATGTAGTTTAGCTACTTTTTCATCTAAGTGTTTAGGTAATAGATACAACTGCCCTACGTCATATGCCTTCCAGTTATTGTACATTTCAATTTGTGCTAACACTTGATTAGTAAAACTGTTTGACATTACATAACTTGGATGTCCTGTGGCACAGCCTAAGTTTACCAGTCGTCCTTTGGCCAATAAAATAATGCGTTTGCCATCCGGGAATATAATGTGATCAACCTGTGGTTTAATTTCTTCCCACTCATACTGCTCTAGACTAGCTACATCAATCTCGCTGTCAAAGTGACCAATGTTACACACAATACTATTATGCTTCATCTTACGCATGTGGTCATGTGTAATAACATTGATGTTACCTGTGGCTGTGACAAATATATGAGCATGTTCTGCGGCAAAGTCCATGGTAGTTACATAGTAACCTTCCATAGCAGCCTGTAGTGCGCAGATAGGATCAATCTCTGTGACCCAAACACGTGCGCCTAAGGCTTTAAGACTTGCGGCTGAACCTTTGCCTACATCACCATAGCCTGCTACCACAGCAATCTTACCAGCAATCATACTGTCAGTGGCACGTTTAATACCATCAACTAGGCTTTCACGACAACCATATAGGTTGTCAAATTTAGTTTTAGTTACACTATCGTTGACATTGATAGCACGTAGTTTGAACTCACCTGCTTCAATTGCTTCACGTATTTTGTGTATGCCTGTGGTAGTTTCTTCTGTGACGCCCAAGATACCATCTAATAGCCCTGGATGATGTTTGTGTACGTACCATGTTAGGTCGTGTCCGTCATCTAAGATCATGTTAGGACGCCAGTCACCAGGACCGCTGAGTGTTGCTTCAATACACTGCCAGTATTCTTCTTCAGTTTCGCCTTTCCATGCAAACACAGGAATACCTTTGGCAGCCAAATATGCAGCCGCATGGTCTTGCGTACTAAAAATATTACAGCTTGACCAACGCACTTCTGCGCCCAGAGCCACTAGTGTATCTATTAATACTGCTGTTTGAATAGTCATGTGTAGACTACCAGCAATACGAGCACCTGCCAGTGGTTGCTTATCTTTGTATTCATCACGTACAGCTATTAACCCTGGCATTTCTGTTTCTGCAATGGCTACTTCTTTACGTCCCCACTCTGCCAGACCTATGTCTGCTACTTTATAGTCTGTCATTGATTAGTCCTTTGACACTTCGCGTGATTTTTGTGCAACTGCTGGGTCACTAAACTTTCGATTTTTACCAGCGATAAAACTAGATTCAGCATCAATGAAGGCCTTTTTGAAAATAGTACGCTGTGCTCGATCTAAAATGCCACCAAGCTTAATTTTGTTCATTTTACCAAACTTAAATGTTGAGTTTGTTTTTGCCATTTGATTTTTCCTTATCGAATTTTATTTAAATATTCTGCACCAATCTTACCTTGGTCAATTTCGCACAGTGTCTCTACTACAGGTTTATTTGTATGGATCATTTTAATACCGTTACGGTCTTGAAATGTGCGCTGACTGGCGATTTCTCTTGCACGTGCTGCGGCACCAAGGATTAGATAGAATTGATTATCATTAAATGTCTTAATACAATTATCAATGTTATAGCGTTCTACAGTGGGTTTAGTAGCTCTCATAAAAGTCCTTTAACATGTTGTTAATATATGTTAAAAGATTTTTATATAGTTGTCAATGTTTATTTGAAATAAAATGCTAATTTTCCACCGATACGAGAGCTATAGTAATTCTTACCGCCATCCATCATAACGTGGCCTTCAAAATTTGGTGGGTAGACAGCCGTAAAACTAGTTAGTACTGCATCGTTGGCTTTCTTTGCCATCTTTGTATAGATTTGAATAATACTTGATTGGTTCAGTAAAGCTAGTGCACCGTTGCTGAATTCTGGGTTAGCATTAACAGCACTTGCTACAGTTTTAGCAACAGCCGACATAATAGCATAACCTGTATTAAACCCTACTACATCAGGTTTAACTGTGTAAGGTGCCATTATTGTTCTTGCATCTCTGGTTATACCGTTAAAATCTGTTTTGCCTGTTTTGATGTACAGTTCTACTTCGTTTAACAATTCGGCAGTGATTCCGGGGATGCCTAATAGCATTCCTAATTTAAATGGTCCTACCAGTGCTGAATTGTCAGCAATGACTATTACTGTATCAATAGCAAACTTAGCAGTTTGTATTAGTTCAGTATTTCCATCTGCTTGTGCTTTTTTGTAGGCATCATACAAATTCTTAGCACTAGCTTTAGCTCCGCTACCGCCCTTACTGCTAATACCAATTTCTTGTCCATTAGGTGCAATTAAAAAACTATCGCACAGTGCGGCATTCATTGCCATTGGAAACTGAACACGGCATCTGTTCCATGGCGCACCACCAGCTAGAACTTGTCGTGCATCCTCTGCTTGTCCACCAATTACTCCACCCATTAGTGCCACTGGTTGCATGATTTCGCCAAAATAGTCACGTATGGCTTCCATTTGAGGTGCCATGCCCGGAAATACCACTGCACCTTGTCCTGAGGCTAAATTTTGTAGGTTTTCTGTGAACACTTGTTTAACCGGTTCTGGACTGTTAGCAGATACTGTTTGTATTAACTGATTGACACTGGTAAAAACTTGTTCTGTTTTGATAAGATTCTGCGGGTCAAAACCGGCCTGCAACTTTTGTGCACCTTTAGTGGCAAGTTTCCATCCTGCAGGAATATCTTTGTTTGACCAAACGCCTAACATGTTGTGTTTAGTCTGTTGCAGGTACCTACCCCAGAATACACGTCCACCGTCTTCGTCGTCTAGTTCAGCAACTGCAAATGCACTACCAGTTGGATTATTTGTCCATTGAATTTTTGCGTTGGCATTTTTTTCAAATTCTGCAATAGCCGCATCTCGATCTTGTGGGGTAGGAAATTTAACATCTTCAGCGGCTGGGAACGCTGTAGCGGCAACAAAGTTAAATGCTTTACCATCAACATTTAAAAAAGTATCGCCCGGAAGGCGGCCAAAAATACCTTTAGCCTCTGGAAGTAAATCGTAAAATCTCATGTCTACACCTTGTTATTAGTGTATTTATCTGCGTTCAATATCATCTTCGCCACAATAGTCGCCGTACTGTATTTCAACTATGCGGCAAGGAACAGTAAAAGGATTATGTAGTCTATGCCATTGTTCGGGTTCAACATGATAGTGATCGTGATGTTGTAAGGTAAATGTCTGATTATCTAATTCAACCTGACACATGCCATATGCTACGTGCCAATGTTCGGCACGCTCATAGTGTTGTTGCATGGTAAGCGACTTTCCAGGGTTAATGGTTAGTTCTTTAACTTTGGTACCCGGTACTTCATGTAGTACACGATAATACCCCCAAGGACGTTCTGTGCGAGGTGCTTTCCACTCTTCTAGTATCCAACTGCTACTATTCATTTTATTTTCGCCACCAACACCAAACACAAACTCTACGTCTGGTTCCGTCATTTCAGGTATATTTTTAGCCGTGCGGTCACCGCCGTTGGCAAAAATAATCTGGCTATTAGGATACATGCTTTTAACGTTTCGAATAGCTTCGCGGGCACTGTCATCGTCATCATTAAACAATATACAGTGGTCAACCATTTTAAGATTTTGTATGATAGTAATGCGCTCATTGCTGGGCATAAACGCACGACCCTTTTTACGTTCAAGCCAAGCATCGCTATTGACTCCAACTACCAGCATATCGCCTAAACGTCGAGCATCTTGAAAGTATTGAATATGACCCGAGTGCAAAGGATCAAAACCACCTGTAACTAACACTACTTTATTTAACATAACGTTCTTTTGGTGGGCGTATAATACCCACTGGTTTCAGTAAGGTAGTTTCTACTGTGGATTTTTTTCTCTGACGAACTTGTTGTTTTACTGATTCCTCGGTGGTATTAAATACACCTGTAACTATGGTTTCTGCTTCTGGTGGTATTACTGTCGCTTGAGGAACCCAATCAATATAATAATTTTCCCGATCTAACCATGGCATTATAATTTCTTCTTGACGAATGTGTCCATGTTTACGAATGCTATTAACTACAGTAGGATGTAACAAATCTGTTTCGATTAAATCTTCCCATGTGGTAGTAGCTGGATCCATTGGCTCTATACCACTTTTATACACTGCCATTTGTATCCACGGGTCTTGGAACCGTTTTAGTAAATATGCATCTTTACAGTCAAACCCGTTGACTGCTAGCATATAAATTAGACTAGTAGGAGTATAATTATAAAAACAGTGTTCATACGTTCTACTGTAATACCTGTTGTATTCAACTCCATTGGTTTGAGGTATACTTACTACTAGCATACCATTAACCGTCATTGATTTATTCCATGCTTTAAGTGTTTCTAGTGGATTATGACTGTATTGCAAACTGTCATGAGCCCACATTAGATCTATGGTTACAGGAAATATTGGATAGGCACTAAAGTTATTATTATATTTGTGAATATTAGGTAGGTTAGGAACCTGAGATAATTTTGATTCATTTGTGTCAATGGCAAAGCAATTAAAGTTATATGGCTTAGGCGGATCGTCGCGAGTCTCTAATGTAGCCCACCAATGTATATCTTCGCCGGTGCCACAACCCATGTCAGCAATATTCCGTAGACTATCTAAAAATGCGTCATAATTGCGAATTTCTGACAGTATAGTCTCGCTGTGTCTAGCCAACTGATGCATCCTCCATGCCTGCTGTACGCAGTCGAGTAATGTGCCCTAGCATAAAGTTCTTACTTTCCAGGCCTTTCATAATACCTAACCATTTGTTACGTAAGAGTGCTACTTCGTTAATGATAGTTTCCATATCAATAACTTCATCTTCTGCCTCAGCATATTTTTCCGCGTCGCGACTTGTCAATGCTCTAGCATATGCTTCTAGATATTTTTTGTAGTGTGTTTGACGTATTTTACGTAGCTGTATATTAAGATAGTTGAGCACCGCTTCAATTTCTTGCAGTTGATTGAAACGATGCTCTGTAATGCCCGGTAAGTTAGCTAGATTTTTTTCAATGTTGCCGTAGGTACCCACTTCTTTCTTAGCATGATTCAGTTCATTTTCGTAATACTCAATAAAGTCAGGAATATTACCCAGGCTAGATACAATTCGGCTATACCACATATTCAATCCAATCTAAAAACTCTTTAGGATATATTGTAACATCAAGATCGGGTCTCCGCCTAGTAAATTCTTTTAAAAATTTCTTAATATTGTTTTTTTGAAGTTCAGTTGGGGAAGCCATGATGCTTTGAATTATCTGTTCCTTATTTTGTATTTCTGATTTTTCTAAATCTTGTATTACAAAATCTTTTGTTTGATCGTCTAACACGTATACTGCCATAAAATCTGGCTTATACACCATTTCAAATTCGCTATAAATATCTGCAAACAGATTTCTAAACTTACAATAACTAATAACAGTTAAGTTTGATAGCGTAGAGTGAAAACTAAAATATATATTGTGCTGTTTTATTAAGTTGATTTTTTGAAGGAAATCATCCCATTTCACTCCGTATCGGTTAAACTCGTGAATCTTTTCCACACTTTCGGCGCTTACTGCTAGTCTAACGTTAGGATATTCTTTTAATTTTACTAAGATGTTAGCAAGGCGCTTAATATCTACTCCTAGCCCTGTAAATATTTTAATATCAGGAACTTGCTTAACTCTATCAATTATATCTAGTAGACTATTATTTAACATAGGTTCGCCGCCGGTGATATCCATACTCTTTAAAGATGGTGCCATCAATTCCAACTCATTGATTATCTGCTGAAAGTGTTTAGACCCAACCCTAGTAGGTTGACTATTCTTCTCCATAACACGATCTTTAATATTGATAGTGTATCTATCATCTTCAAAGTCAATGGCGTAATCACCGTTGTTTAGTAAATCTCTGCGCCAGGCGCTACTATATTCTTTTACACAGTACGAACAAGTTAGATTACAGTCACTTCCGATGGTAAAATCTATTATTTCAGGTTGAGTAACTGTTTCGTGATGTGTTTTATTATATCCCCGGCGTGTTATTCTAGGACTTACTGCTCCAACATCTTCAGCACGGAAACAGCAATTTTCGCAACTAGAATTTCTTTGATTATTCAGCATTAGTTCTCGCTCATGTACTACTCGAGGAGTGTTAAATAGCTGTCCAGGATTTTCCTCTAACCAGACAAAGTCAATAGGATACGGCGTTGCAGGATCGCAATTATACGCAAGTTTTCGTTCCGCATCAATTTTCATCATACGGAACTTCATGTTACAATAGTAATTGCGATCAGTCATTAATAGTTGTCGTCTTCTTCATCGTCGTCGTAATCGGGCTCTTCTACTTCTTCGCCTAGATACTCTTCGACTGCACGTTTAAGATAGCTGTCTGTACCACCTACAGCCTTTAAATCACGTTCTAAGATGTTATGGTCTGCAACAACACTAATAAGATGATCGGCTGCCGCTTGACGATCCTTAGGATTGATATATTCTTTACAAGTTAACCAAACTTCCCCAACTACATCAATTTCAATACTCATTCTGTTACATCCTCTTCAATGGTTGCAGATTTAGCATCTCTATGTGGATTTTTAGTAAAGTCTTCCATGACTTTGTCTAAACTACCTTCTTCGTTGCGTTCCCACGCTTTGCGGAACTGTTTAATAACTGTACCGTCTGCTAGTGTGTATTTAAGACTGTTACCGTCTTTGGCTAATAATCCTTTACCCTCAAACATATCTACTAGACCTGAGTATGGATTCATACCTGTCTCATAAGGAATTTTAACCTGTACACTTTCAAAAGGTTTAGCATATCTGGTCTTCATAATTTTACAACCAGCACGAATACCTTTAACTTCTGAAATCTTGTTACCATCTTCATCTTCTTTCAACTTCAATTTCTTCATAGCAACAACAATACTTGAAGCATAGATAAAGCCCTGACCACCTGAAATCTTATCATCTGGATCAAACATATCTTGACTGGCATATGTATGATTAGTTGCAACAAGACCAATGTTTAAACTACCAAACATGTTTACACAGTTACGAACTAGGGCTGTCAGTGCCTTGGGCTTACGGCCCATATCACCCTTCAAGTCGCCTGCTTCAAACTGATTAACATCAGTTGGTGTTAGTAACATGCCCAAACTGTCTAAAACAAACAATACTTTTGGACGATCATCTTCGGGTAGTGTTTTGTATTCTTTAACGAAATCGTTGATAAGTTTAGCCACGTCATCGATCATAGCCATATTTACTTTCATCAACTTATCTTCACCGGTGTCTACACCTAGTGCTTGTAACCATGCTTCGTCAAGTGCATTCTCTGTATCTATTAGGATAGGAAAGATGCCTTGTGCTTGAGCATTTTTAATTAGGTTACCTGAACAGATATATGATTTGCCTGCACCAGATTCACCAGCAAACACTGTTACTTTACCTAATGGGATTCCTCGATTAAAGTCACCGCTGATTAAGTAGTTTAATGCGTAGTTGTTTGTACTAACCCAGTCTGTTGGGTCGTTGAAGCCAAAACTAAGTCCATCAATGCTTTTGGTTAGACTCTTTCTAAGTTTTGAAAAATCATATGGTTTTGTTGACATAAATTGTTGCCTCTCTAAATGTAAGATGTCTTTAATAGTGTAACATACTTGTTAACTATTTTCAATATTTTGATTATGTTTTGGTTAAAATTACTATTATTCAATACCTCTTAACTGCTTTTGTTTTTGTATGTATGCTATAAACTCTGGAGTATCTTTATTTTCAACTGCTAATTCAACTGGATCTTTGAGATAGGCATAGCTGTGATCTAACTTATGTTCTTTGACAAATGCTAGAATATTAGGTAAATCATCAACATTTAATGCACTTACTGTGGTCCATGTGTTTAGCCTAACAGGCATCTCCATGTAACGTTTTAGGTTAACATAGAACTTATCCCACTTGACAGGCCAGCGCACGAAGTCATGTACTGGACCAATTCCATCTAGACTAACAGTTACAGTTACCTGTACTCCGCGCTCACACAACGGCCAAAGTTCCTCTAACACTGTACTACAGTTTGTGTTAAGTCTTACTGACTTAATACTAGGGGGCAAGTTTGCTAGAATGTGTTTATAGTTTTTACTATGACTAGGCTCGCCACCATTTATATCTAAATGCACGACTCTATCCAGTGGTAAGTCCCAAAACTTACTTGAATTATCCACAATAGGATACGTTTTTGACGTCAAGCCACCAATTAGAGTACTGTGTTGCTCATCGCAGGTTAAACAAGCACTATTGCACACATTGTCTAAAACACCACCAACTATTAGATAATCTTTTTTCTTTTGTAGCTTGTCAAAATTTATAGAATTTATTCTAATACTAGTGCCGTTAGCTTGTTCGGTTTCCATACAGCGTTCACACTCAACGGGCCATATGCCCTGTGCCATGTGTTCCCGAACACCGTGTAACCATTCGCTAGTGTCCATAGATTCTAGTGTAGCAAATTGAGGCTGACGTGTCATGTGTCCACACCGACTGATTGTACCATTTGAATTTAATCTAACAAAATGATCTAATCTTGGGCAATACATTTTGCGTACCCTGCCGGATGCTGATTTTTAATGCATTTCATTATTTCATTATAGGTTAGATTAGAATCGATCATAGACAGTAAAATATTGTCTAACTCTAGATATGTTTTAACATGTATATCATTGACCAAATCATCAACCAACGAGTTAGTTAATATAAATTCTTGTTTGGGCCCTATGTTCAACGGCGAATAAGCTACAATTGAATCCATTCCGCGTAGTTGTAATATTGTATCAGGGTTGGCATATTTGCTAAGATGCTCTAACCAAAAAAGCTGAGGTGTATAGTGTCTATTTAAAAACAAATAGGTTTTAGCAAAATAGATAATAGTATCTAAATCTAAACCAGGATTTTCACGCTTAGTATTATAGACAAACGTGTTGAATCCAGATATGTACCTATCGACCGGATCGCGCAGTACAACGTCTATTATTTTTGCTCGTGCAATTTGATTATTAAAAAGAATTTTATACTTTTGTTGATATGCATACTCAAAGATAGATGTACTACCATTTTTAAAAATGGGATAGATATATCGCTGTGAGGCTTGTATTTCTATTACCTCACAGCGATTTGGAAAGATTATTTCGTCTATCCTGCTAAACATTTAAAAATGTTAGCTTGTTTTTTGACGGCTACGAATCATTGCTAAAATGTCTTCAGCTCGTTGGCCGCCACCGGATGGTGTAGTCACTGGAGCTGATGCTGTTGCTGGTTCGTCTGCTTCAAATGGTACATCTTCTGCTTCTGCTACAGGTGCTGGTGCTGGTGCTGGTGCCGCTTGTGCCACAGGAGCACTTGCTGGTGCTGCTTGTGCCGCAGGAGCCGCATTGCCTGCTGGTGCATTAACGCCGCGTGGACGATAGTAAGCACCCCAACGTTCTGTATCATATGGTTGACCATCAACACTTGCTTCAAACATTTCTTTGATAACTTTTAGTTCAACGTCACTTGGCTTCTTAGGAAGGAATTCGCTAAGATTGAACAAACCATATTGCTCAATAGCTGCCGCTTCGTCTTGTGTAAGAGCTGACTCTTTGCGTGACCATTTACTTGTACTGTAATCAGCATAACCACCTTTTGATGTTTTGCTTACAGTAAAGTCTAGACCGCCTTGATAGTCGGTGGGTAGGTTTTCTAGTTCTGGATCCATCAAAGCCGCTTTAATCAAATTAAAGATCTGTGGACTAATGATAAATCTACGAATTGGATTGGTAGGTGGCTGATCGTCTGTTAGCGGATTTTCGCGAACAAAACCTTGGAACAAGTATGATTTTTTCTTCCAATACTTACGACCCATTTCTTCTAAACTTGGATCTTTGAACCAAGTACGCACTTCTGCAAGCACAGGACATGCTTCGCCATACATTTCCACACACGGAACTTGTACAGTTACTGGTTTACTATCTGGTTGACCTTTAATACCTGCAAAGGTTAAGTTAATCATCAAACGTTCTGCCCAAAAGAAATCATTCTTAGTGTTGCCGTCTGGTAAAAATCTAACTCTTGCGCTCGAACCTTCTGGAATGTTCCAGTGAGCATAGATAGCGTTGTCGCCGCCTTGTGAACTACCGCCTGTTCCGCGGTTTTCTTGTGCTTGTAATTTTGCACGAATTTCTGCTAATGATGTTGCCATAATGTTTTTCCTTTAATTTAAGTTGGTCTTTAAAATGCCTAAAACGTATAAGCATTAATAATACTATACGTTAATGTTATTTATCTCACAAGAGATAATTTTAAATATTTTTAGCCAAAAAGAAAGGACACCTAAGTGTCCTAACTCCCTTCCCATCCCTAGGAATTATAAGCCTGCTAGTTTTTTTATATCATCTATACTTTCGTATTTTGGTTCTATAGGATTACCTTCTTTGTCTACTACTTCGCCTTTGCCTAATTCTATTCTTGCTCTTAAATTTTCAATTCTATCTTCCAATTCATCTGCCTTTGCTGTGTCATTATTAGCCAATGCTTGTTGATATAGTTGTTCCAATTTTTGCATCTGTGGACTTGCTTCAACTGCTTTGTTATCCATATATGCGTTACCTGCTAGTGCACCAATCATAGCTGCGCCAGCACCAAATTTTTGTAAGCCTGTTAGACCTTCTGACAGTGCTTGTTTTATCTCTTCCTTGGTCTTGCCATATTTTGCCTTGAATTCTTCGTCTGTCAGTTCTTCAAGATCTATACTGACTTCTTTTACTTTTCCTTCGCCTAATGTTCTTGCTAGATAATCATAATATTTTGCATCGCGTGCTTTTTTACTTGGACTTGCTGTTTTACGTAATGGTGCACCGTCTGCTTCATTCATTTCTGGATAGTCTACACCAACTTCACGGTATACTTCTCTAATCATGCCGCTGATGTCACTTGAGCCTAGTTCTTCTACTGGTACGTGAAAACTTGCTACATCTTTTGCAGCATTTAACACGCCTTCTGGACCCGCTTTCATTAATAATTCTTTGTGTTGACCAATGTTGTTTAGAATTCTGCGTACGATTGCTGAAGCAATAGATTCAACTTGATCTTGATCATAGTCATCTTCACGCATGTGTGTAAGTGGACTTGAGCTGTCATGTGGTGACATAGCGTCGTAATTTTCTGTCATATCGTATGATTTTTCCTCTGCTGCGGCACGTAATTGTTCATTTGAATAATGCTGTGCTTGTAGCATATCTAAATTTAAATAATCTAATAATTCGCGTCTCGACATCTTGTCAAATGATGTGTCGCCTGTGTCTGACATTTCTGCCACTGGTTCAGTTTGGTCAATTGCCTGACTTACTTTTTCTGCTAGGTCAGGGTGATTACTTTCTAGCCAATTAAAAATAACTTCACGCACATCTACTTCAGGTCCTTGCTGTTGTGCGATTTCGTCTAAGTCGTTAAATAGCTGATCATCGCCTAGTAAATTGTATAGCGCACTACTGGCATTCTCTGCATCTACTCCAGCTTCTAATGGTTGTTTCATTAATTCAATAAGTTTATTAATTTCGTCATCATTTTCGGGTAGAGCCCATGTACCTTCTGCAAGTTGATTAGCCCAACTTTCAAAGGCTTCTGCCATTTTATTAGTTTTCTTTAAATTGTAGGCTTTGTGAACAATAGGTAACGCATCGTTCATGTGATCGTTATAGGTACGTTTTACGAAGCGTTCACGCATACTATCTGCGTCAAAATCATCTTCTGGAATATAGCTGGTGCTGGTTGCTACAAACTGTTCTTTACATTGTTTATAGCCTTTGCGACCACTTAATTTATTCAGTGTATCTCTAAGTAGGCTATGATACTCGAATGCAGCTTCTACCATACGCTGAGTTTCTTCATCCTCAAATACTCTGCGCACTATTGCGGCTTTAAATGGTTTTAATTTTGCACATTCTTCTGCAATGCCAGTGATGTGTTGACCAAATTCATCTTCTATTGACCCACCTTCAGACACATGGCGTGCCATAGCACGAGCGTAGCGTAGGTTGTTGTAAGGCAGTTTACGTCGTTCACCGTCAGTGTTTTCCAAGTACATGGCACGAATTTTACGGCTACGTGCACCAGGTTGTTCGGGATTAATTTGATCGCTGTGACGAATTATAATACGCACAGGGCCATCATTTTCATAACTACTGCGACTTGTGCCGTACAAACGACTTTCGCCAATGACTTCGTCTTTGTCGTATGTGCTATCAGCCTTGCTGACTTGCTGAATATCTCTGTGTTTTAACGTTGAACGAGTAATATCTCGTGGTTCAAAACTTAGGAGGTTGCGTTTAGCAAATTCGCGTAACTCGCGCAAGAAACTGTACCAATTTTTCTTTTCTTCACCAGTTAAATCGCGACTTATATTTTTACTAAAATAAACTTTAAGACTAGTTTCATCGATAACACTAAGTGTGATATTACCGTAGTTTTGTCCATCAACTACATAGTCAAAGTTGAAAAAACGTGCATTTTCTGGATTTTGCGTAGCGTTGGCATTTTCGTCACCCAAGCTGACATCCTCAAATCTGTCACGAATTTTTTCAAACAGGCCTTCTGCAATTTTGTTAATTTCTCTCATAACATTATTTATCTTAAACTACCCAGAACGGCATTGGCTCAACGACATCTTCTAAACTATCTTTCATAGTGTAATCAATCTGACTATCAAAACTCTGTAATAACATAGCCATACGAACCACTAATATAAGTGCCATAACCAGGTCGTCAGTTTCGCCTGGTTTGGCAGCATAACTAGAGCCGCTGGCCACAAATGTTTTAAGTTCTGATATAAGTGGCTTACTCACAATAGTCATGCGCTTACTCTCAATTAGATTTTTAAGTTTGGCACACGCTGAGATTTTAGTTGAGTTTGTGGTATTAAATCCTCGACGATATCTACGAGTGGCACCGGCACGTTTAGGCTCGCTTAGAAAAATACCTTTGATGTTTTCTTCACCAATTTCGCTTATTGATATAAGTGCAGCTTCGCCTAGAGTGTTATTTTCCACGGAATAATAGATATTGTTAGGATTAACTGTTTCGGAAATATATTTAATAATTTCAGCTAAGATACCCACCTGCTGTTGCACAGGAGTGCGATTGTGTTGCCACTCTCCTACTTGCTTAAATGTAGGCAATTCAAAGATTTGTATGCCTGCTGGGTCACCACCTGTACCTAGACTAGGGTCTAATGCTACTACATAGGTGTGTTGTGCTTCTGGTCGTTTATACCACCGCACCTGTCCTTGTCTTTCTATTGGGTCTAACCCAGCTAGTTCAACTAGATGGCTAGGATTGATTAGTGTTTCGTCCCAAATAATAAACTCACAGTCCATCTCGCGGCGGAAACGTTCATCACCTAATTGGGCTCGCTGTTGCATGGCCCATGCTTCGTCTCTGTCAGGGTGTTCGTTCCAGTAGCTTCTAAATGCTTTGAATCCATTGATTCCAACTTCTGTAGGGTTACCAAATTCATCAAAACACTTGTTAGCACCTTTCCATAGGGTAGCAAACTGATCTTCGTCACTGTTAGGTGTTGAAGTAATAATACATTTACCACCAGTTGCTAGTGTGGGACTAATTGAAGTCCAAAATTCTCGTCCTATGGTAGGGCGGACGAACGCAAACTCGTCACAGTATAGTAGTGAAATAGACATACCGCGACCTGTGTTTTCTGTGGTTGTGGCACTTACGATACGACTACCATTGTCAAAATCGATACTACCTTTGTTGTAGCTCACAGCGCCAGCACGTATAAAATCCGGCACGCTTTCGTAAGCGTAGCGAATACGCTGCATGATTTCCTGTGAGCCTGTAAATTTGTGCGCGGCAATTAGGATAGTACTATCTGGTACAAACATAGCGTACCATAACAAGTAACCTGCGGCACTTGTTGATTTGCCTGTTTGTCGAGGCATCAGTGATATACTGTAGCGGTACATATGATATGTTTCAATCAAACGTCGTTGATAGTCAAAAGGAGTATACAACATACGTCCTTTGGTAGGATGTTGTATGTAGAAGTAATTGCTCATAAAATACTCAGGTCCTGTGACAGGATCAGCGCATTTTGCAAATTCCTGAAGTTGCTCGTTAGTGAATGCCGTAATTTGGTGCGGCTTCTTAACTAGAACGTTATCTGTACCTTTACCTGTTGCCATTTATAAAATCTTCATAAAATAATTTTGCAATATAATCCTGATACTCTTCGCCGGGGTGCAGTAAATCTCTTGCTAATTCTATGTTTTCCAGCATGTTAGATATACTGTCCTGAACATACAAATTAACACCAGCGGTATAACAAATTTGTTTCATTGCTAGTGTATTTTTATATCTATTTATAGTGCCATTATCTTCGCATACGAACCATTGCTTAACAAAATTTGATACATGTCCGTCATTGGCAAGATGTGACTCAATTCTATCGTCGTAGTGCAGTTCTACTCGCATCACCGGAGGCACTAAAAAAAATACTGCTTTTGGTTTTAATGTCTGTATGTAATAGTCAAGAATTCTAAAACAAGTATCAGCGGCGGCGCCACCTATTCCTAAATTCCAAACATGTGTTCCTACTAGATTAGTAAGTTTAGTTGGCCAAATTTGATCTTTACCTAACCCTACCCCTTCAGTGAAGCTACAACCAATCGCAATAAAATTATCACGCTGATCAAATTCTGCATCACGAAATCCATGACTATTAAATTTATATTCTATCGCGTACTCGTTATCCCAGCCTGCACTTTTTAAGTATTCGTAATTATTAGAACTTTTTATATTTTTTTCCCAGACATCTTTACGGTCACTACCGGACCAATACACAGTTTGTCCTTGATATTGATGATTAATGTGATAGGGTATAGGTTGTTCCATAATAATACTTATCATGGATTTTGTTGTATATTAAATTACCAGGGTTTTTCTGAGGTAAGGTACGGTTTGCTAAACCATAGGCGAAACCATTCAGGAGTGCCCGGTTGAATATTGTTTTGTTGTTGGTATTGAATTTTTTCATTGGCGGTGATACTTATATTACTGCCACTTGTGTGTATACTGCCTTCGCCGCGATATTCTTGTAGTTGTCCTACGTTGTGTGTAATACCAGCAAGAAGTTTTAACTGATCTAAATCCATATTACACTCCGTATTTGTTTTTCTTACGAGTGGCTACAGGACTTTTTGTGCCAGCATTAGGTAATTCTTGTGACTGCTTGTTTGATTGTTTTTTAGTAGAAATACCAAATGCTCGTTTAGCATGGTCAATTATTTCTCTGTCGGCGTCGCTGTATCCAATGGTTGCAAATTCGCTGCCCCATGCTCCTTGTTCGTCGGCATCAATATCAGGGCTGCCTGCTAATTCTATACCAAATCGATAGGCTAGATAAGGATTGTTATTATTATCTAATTTAGGATAGCTGTTTAGGTCAGGAATTGCGCGGCGAGCTCCTTTGCGCATTTTACCTTCTGATACAATTTCGCTTATCTTCATATATTAAATAGTCTAACAACTTTGCGTAATTTTTTTAGTAAAGCTACACACAAACATACTAAAAAATATTCTATGTGTAGCCTTATAGTCATGTTACTTCTTGACGTCGTTAATCATACTTTCGTATGCTTTCCACAGTGCTTCTTCTTTAACAGCCATTGGGTTGTCACCTGGATATTCTTTCTTGTACTGTTTCTTGGCACGATTTAAATCAGCACCTGTTGGAATAGCAGCATCAAGTCCAGCAGTTTCTTCGCGTGGTGTATTTGTGTGCTCTACATCGCGTTCTTCTGCTACTTCAAGGTCTTGACTGTCTGTATCAATCGGGCCGCTATCACTTGCTTGTTTTGATCCCAGAATATTTTGATACGTGTTTAGGCCAGCAAGTTGACGAATTAAATTAATTGAATCAAATTCACCGTTAGCTGATACATTAATGTTTACATCTTCTTTAACTGTGTATTTCTTACCGTCTACTTCAAACTCTTTGGCACCGCTAGCACGTGCTTGAGCTAGTGCTCCAGAGAACTCGTTGCCTTCACCCATTTCTTCTTCAGCTAAGTCTTCATCGCTACCTTCTTCCAGATCACTGTCTTTCATTGCTGAAACTGCAGCAATAGCTGGAGCCGCTGCAGCTAAATCAGCACCAACGGCAGCCAACGCCGGAGCAACTTCATCAACTTCTTCTTTTGGAGGTAATCCAGCTAAACGAGCAATCTCATCTAACTCTTCTACACCACCTAAATGACTATTCTGTGGTATACCGCACTCTGCAATTTCTTTACAGTAGTGGCCATATGATGTAGCAACGTCGCTGATAAAATCGTCGTCCATCATAATAATGTTACGAGCACGATTAGGTTCGATACCTTGCGCTACCATTTCTTGACGAACTGCTGTAACGAAACTTGAATCTGCTGTGTTTAATGTAGGATCTTTTTCAGCTAGTGCTTTACCTAGTTTTTCATAGAAATAGTCGCCTTCTTGTATCATACGACTTTCTTCTAATTTACCTTTATTGTGTGCCTTCCATGCTGTGGCGTAGGCAATGCCTTTTTCTTTCTTAGTTAGTTTGCCGTCTTTGGCATAGCCTTTCTTAATGTGTTTAACCATGCGTTCTGCTTTAGCGCCCGGAGGTGCTACTTCATCTAAATCATCAGCATCGTCTTTCTGTGCGGCACCACCGTAGGCTTTGCCTTTAACTGTGCGCACGTTTGATTTTTTAGTATCGTAACCGTGCTCATCTTCTTGCTTGTCTTTTAATGCCTGTAAACGTTTACGTTTAGCTACTGCTTCCGGATCAATTGGTGCTGGATCGTACTCACCTTCAGCAACTTTTTTAGATTTCTTAGCAAGTCTAGCTTTACGCTCTGCTTCATATTCTTTTTTAGCGGCTGCAGATGAACGTTTGTCTAACCATTTGTCAATTTTTTCTGCTGCTTTATAGCCAAGGTTGCTAGCGGCAGGGATTAGCGCACCAGTAGCAAGACCTACACCAGCAGCTTTAAGTAGTTCTGGATCAATTGCTTCATCAGTTTTCTTTTTAGCATCTTTAGCAGCTTTTTTCATTGGCTCTGTCTTGTCGCCGTCTTTGTCTAGATCAATATAGTCAGGTTTAGCGGCTTCGCCTAGTTTCTTACCTGCGGCGGCAGCTTTTTGGAACTTAGCCTTACCATATTTTTTGCGACCAATAGCGGCGGCTACCGCCTCTGGATCTTCAGCACTACCGCCTTTGGCGATAGCGGCTACTGTTTTCTTAAAGCCCTGGTATTTTTCTTCCAAGCTCTTAACAGCTTCCATAATACTGCCTCGTGGTTCAACATTTTCGTATGTAGGTTCTGTTTTAGCTTCTTCCGCTGCAGGAGTCGTCTTAGGGTCAACGTTGTTGAATACACCTAAGATATTATACATTTTCATATCGCTCATTTTATTATTGTCCTTTTACTGGGCTTTTTGTACCAACTGCTACATCATTAGTTGTTTTGCCATCTGCTGGGTTTTTTTCGCCGCCAATGGTGCGGTCATTTCCAGCGATTTCAAACGTTGCTGGCTTGTTTAACTCTTTTAAAATTGTTCCTGCCTCACTGTAGAACTTGCTGGCAGCTTTTTGTTCTGTTGTAGCTTCTGGCAGTGCCTGTGTCAGGACATTCTCACCTTGCTTAAATTCGCGCACATCATTGCCTGGCAAATCCCAACGACGTTGTTCTTCTGGGTGATTAGGGCTCACAACAACAACCTGTGCTGCAGAACATCCTAAACGTTCAGCTACAATGCTACGTAACTGCGCATCATTTACTGGATATTTAAATGTTGCATCCATTAAATAAATTTCGCAATTAGTCATGCTAGGAAAATCAATGTCGTTTGATTTAATTGGCAGTGTTTTAGGTGCACTAATACTATCAACTACATAACCTGCTAGACCAGCTTTAAGCTCATCTAGTTTTTCTTTAGGGTCGCAGTTAGCTACTTTGATGCGAAACTCATAAATTTTTTGGTTTTCGCTAAGGTAATCTAAAAAATTCTTCATAGTATAAAATCCATATATAGTGTTATTTATCAAAAACCTTACTATTTCTTGTTAAGCAACTGTTTCAGTAACTCGTTACGATCAAGAATTACACCTTGTCCATCTTCTGCATCAACAATTTTATCGCCATCGGATTTTTTATTAGCCTGCTCTATTTGCATGTCTAAGCGTGCTTTTTTAAGTTGTAAATCAACCATACGCAGTTTTTTATCTAGTTTGGCTTGTTTGGCTGTGATAGCATGACCTAGCAAGGTGCCTGCTGTGGCTAGTATGTGTCCGCTAAAGCGTGCTTCTACATTCATGCCTAGGTCAATAAGGTCATTAAATTTTTCTTTGGCCAGGTCGCTTAGTTCATCTAGTTCTTTGTCGCTGGTGTCAAGATCGTTCACAAATGGAAGTGCTTGATCTATTTTATCAATAGCCGTGTCTACTGCGGCTATCATTTCACGATTTTCTTCGATAAGTAGTTCTGCTTCTTCAAACGTGGAATCCGTGCCCTCACGAGGTGGGAGATTAAAAAGTTCTTCTAGTTTCTTTGTCATAGTTATGTATTTAACGAGATTTTTATCGTTTGAGATTTTTGAAGATATCGTGTTCTGTTACCACGCGGAACCGCATGTTATTGGCCTTGCACCACGCATCGGCTGCAGCCCATTTGGCCATATTAACAGCAACACTGTATTTGTCTTTGAGACTCTTGGCAGTTTCCATAGTAACCTGTGTTAAAGGTTTGATTTCAACTACTTCTACGTGTCGTTTTTTGTTAGCATCAACATAGACTATAATGAAGTCTGGCACATAGATAGTCTGTCGTCCTAATACAGGATTAAAATAAGGTATCTGTATGCTTTCGCTGGCCCATTGAACCACTGCCGGATTGTTATCGCAAAAATTCATAAATGCAAACTCCCAGCTACTACGATAGGTAGGTACCTTTTTACCTATATACTTTTCTGCATTTTTAATTGAAAATTTACCGTTAGCGTACTTTGCCATAGACTAAGGAAGTATTGCTCGTGAGACGTATTTGTTAAGTTGTGGCTGATTACTTAGGCCCAATAAACTAGTTCCTTGTCTATTCAGATTAAGGAACATGGTCAAAAACGCATTTAGATCACCAGGGTTTCCAATGCTTTTAAATTGATCAATAATTTCCATTGGCGACAGCCCTTGTTGAGCTGCTGTATATAACACTGCTGATGCTAGTGCTATTCCAGCTTCTTTATCACCCGAAATAGACTGAAAGTACCCAATTACTGCATCGTTGGTATTTGCACTAACGCCTGCTGTGGGCTCTTTAAAAAAGTTATCAAAAAACTCTGTGGTATTGTTAGTAGTTTGAATTGGCGGTAAATTAGTATAAAACATAAATTAAAATGTCCCTCCACCAAACCCTGTTGCTAGCGGAGCATTTAAATTTGGCAGTCTCGATAATTGTGCGTTAATATTTGGTAGATTGTTAGGAGCTGCCGCTGTTGGTCTACCAAAAACAGATTTGCTGATACCTTCTTTGACACTAGCTGACGTTGGAACAAACACTGAGCTTTGATTATTTTGTCCACGTAAAATATTTGTTGCAGTTTGAATTAATTCACCGGACGCTACAGTTCTTAAATTAGTATTTTTAAAATTGCTAAACATATTCAAAGAACCCACCGTTGCTGCACCAAAGTTACCATTTTGTAAATTGTAAATCACGTCACCGGTGCCTTGCACTAACCCACCTGGTCCTAAAATACTGGTAGTGCCACCACCAATTGATGTTAACGGACTTGGAGTATTATCATAATGCATAATATTAAAGCCAAGAACAGATCCTTGCCGAACTGCGCCATATTCGTACTGCACTGCTTCGTAGGCAATTTGCATGGAATTTTCTAATGGTTCGTATTCGCCTTGCACATGTGTGCCGTGTTGAAATGAAGTTACAGTTGGCTTAATTAAGATGTAACTACTAAAGGATTTTTGATGTAGACTGTAAATTCTTATAGCGTTAATATAGTTAGGTGCACCAGGGCCAATATATCGCGGAGTGAATCCCCAGTTTTGTGCTTGTCGTTCTGCGTACTTGTGTTCTTGTTGATATAGTTCAAGAGAATGATCACTGTCTCTGTAGTAATAACTGTAATAGCCTTCCCAAAAATTACGTACAACATCTGCTGCATCGTCGTGAAAGGTCATTTGTATCGGGTCGTACGATATACGTTCTTGAACTATATTCTTTCTGTTATATGCGTTAAGTACTTTGTTTTGTACTGTAAATTTAGGTAACTGAACAGACTTAGCAAGTAATCCTAGTTCATACTGACTATTAGGATTTTGGGGATCTTGTTTAACCACCAATGGATTCAACTCAATAAACACGTGAAATAGGCTATTAAGTTTAGGACTTAATCTATATAGACCGTCAACAAAAGTTTTGGCCGCGTGTTGATAATCTCTAATTTCATCTGTAGAGGATATCTGTCTTAAAAATTGGTTAAATAAATTCGCCATGTTAGCAACTCGTTTATATTATTTATCGTCAAAAAAAAGCCCGGATTTTAACCGGGCTTCTGTTAGTAAATTTTCGTCTGGATTAACCAGTGATAGAACCAACGCCACTTGCTGATTTAATATAATCACGTTTAAGTAGTGTGCCAACTCCAACTGTACCTGCTGTTTGGATAGCATTATCGTAACGGATTGTTAGTGATACAGTCATCGGATCGTCTGAACTATATTCCGCATTTTGATAGTCTGTTTGGCTTAAGAAACAACCATACATTTCCCATGTTTCTAAAATGTTAACTTCGGCTGTACCATTTGCCCCATCTAATACTTCAAAGCGTGTAATAAATTTGTAGTCAATACCACTAGAAGCACTTGCTTGTTCCATAAAGTCAAATTGTTTCTGTAGTTGTTCGCCTACAAGTTTAGTAACTTGGCCGCCTGCATCATCACGCAACGTACAAGTAACAGTTTCCCAAGTTGGTTTACCTGCATAGTAAACACGACTGTTGTAGATAGGAATTTCTTTTGCGTCAAACGAAAGTGAAGGACGTTTAAAATCCATTACTTGTTTAGTTAATTCAGTTGTTGGCTGACTTACACCAAAGTTTTCAAAAGTTACGCGGAAGCGGAACTTTAGTTTTGGCATTAGCAAACCTTGTGCTGTAGCACTTTGGTTATTAGCTAACGGTACTGTAAATTTGTTTAGTGATGATGTTGCCATCTTGCTTTCCTTTTATTCTTTATAATATTTATCTATTTCGTCGCCGAAAAATTTGAGGGGGGGTTAAACCCCCTCCTGTTTTTATACTATAGCCAACGGTGCACCAGTAGCCACTAAGCGAACTGGAATGTAGATAAACTCAATTGCTTTAACTGGTTTGATTGCAATATCAACATATAACTCGTTACGATCAATACGATCTGGTGTATTGTTTGAAGTATCGCAAACTACTAGGTAGTCATATAAACCACGTTTAGCAACTAGATCGTTTAACACTGCTTCAAAGCCTGCTTTAACCTGGTTACGTGTAATAGTGTCGTTTGGTTCAAATACAAACGGACGAGCTACTTGATCTAGCACTGTGCGTAAGTAAACTACTAAACGTGCTACATTTACACGATCCATTGCTGATGTCATTGCAGCACGTGTTTTTTGACCGTATGCTACTAAACCAACCCCTGGTAGGTTTGTAATTGGGTTTAGTCTGTTAGCGTACATAATGTCACGCAGACCTACTGTTACGCCAATGCTCTTAAACAAGTTACCATCATTAACATCTACGTAACCAATAGAGCTTACGTTGTCAAGTACACCACGACGTACACCAGCTGGTGCGAACCATGGGTAGCTAACATTATCGCTACGGATAAATGTACGTAACATCATATGGCTTGGTGGAACAACTACACTGTTGCCATCTAGGTTTGTTGCAAAACCGCTTGGGTAGTAAACAGCTAAGTATTCGCTTGTGCTTACTAAACCGTCTTCGCCGTTGTCTACTACTAGACCTGAGTTTTTAGCCCATGCTTCGACTGTTGTACTACTTGAATTTAGAGTTAATGGGCTGTCACCAATGATAAATGCTGTTTGTTTACGGTCATTGTTTAATGTGATCATGTCTTGGATCAACTCTGGGTATCCTGGTGCACAGATCAAGTTAAACTGTGTTTGCTCTTCGCGTAGTGCTGTACTAGATGCAATAGCCTGTTTCATTGCATTTACAATAACAGATCTTTGTGCTTTGTGTCCAAAGTATGGAACACCTGTTGTAGGATCTATTCCACTGGCTGTTATCCAGGTTGCATTTATAGTTGATGTTGTATCAGCGGCAAGAGCCTCAGTGTCAAATCGTTTAACGTTGAAACCACTACGACGTGTGTTCCATAACAATGTGCCTCGGGGATACGCTTGATAACTTGGTGCATCAATGTCTAGGTAATTGCTGGTTAACAGGTCAGTTGTTGGTGTAATGCTGTCTGTAATAGGATTTACATTACCGTTAGTTGACCAGCGAGCATCAGCGAAAACAATACCGTCGGATGTAACCTGGTCTGTTTTATCAATAAGATCCCAATCTGCACCATTGTAACGATATAATACTGGATAATTTTCTAAATCACCTGTGTCAACCCACAAGTCACCTGCAACTAACTGACCAATATTATCACTTTGTTTAGTTGGACGGCTTGCACTGAAAATTACGCCAGCATCATCTGTAGCGTTTAATGTGTATCCACGTGCGTCAGTGCCACCATTTTGATAGCCTTTCCAGCCTGTACCATCATTAATCATTACATCGGCTTCAAATGCTTCGTTGTAATACCATAGTGTACCATTGGCTGGGTTGCTATACGGAGCATCAGTGCTGGCAAAATATGTTAATGGTGTGAACGGACTTGCTAACCACACTGTATTTGCTGATAGCACTTGGACCTTACTGTCAACAAACAAACCAGCCATACTTAGTGGATTACCGGTGCCTTTGGTAATTTTAATAGTACCGCCAGCTAGGTGACTAATACTAATTGCACCACTGGTCTCAATAGCTGCGCTAATGTTTGGTAAGCCTGCTGCTAAGATATCACCAACTAAATCTTGAGCTGTGGTTCCTGTTAGTGTAACTGTTGATGTTGCTGTTGATAAATTGCCTGGTACGCTTACTTCTAATGTGAAGCTGTCGTTCACACTGTAAGTTGCTGAACCACCTGCTGCATTACCTGTAATTTTTAATAAGCCAGCAACATTTTTAATATATGGTTTAAATGAACCTGTGTCGTTGTCGCTTACATCGTATTTTATGTATACAGATCCTGCTTCTAAGCCTGCGCCGCCACCTGTTAAATCCAATGCTTGAATAGCGGCTGTATCACTAGCGTAAAGAGGAGCTGAAAGAACTTGCCATTCTTGTAATGCGCTGCTATATTCTTTAACTGAGAAGCTTGCACCGTTACCTGTAGCTGATGTTTTAAACCACACAGAACCGTATGGACGTGTAGTTCCTGTATCTGACTCTCTCCATGCTGGAACACTAGTATAGCTACTATATGTTATAGTTGGACCAAGTAATGTTTTTGTATTTGATGTACCGTCAAAAGATGTGAACAGACCAAGTTTAGCACTCAAGTCCACGTTACCGCCCACTGCTGGATCAGTGCCTTTAACAATACGCAACTTACCATCTGGCAACGCTGCATTTCCTGAACTAGCTGCTGTACTATCAACAAAAATTTCTAACGCACCGATTGAATTTGCGCGAGCTGTTAGACCTGGCAAGCCAGCATTATTAATTGCAGTAGCCACACCAGTGATTGTAGTAGAGTTAGTAGTAATATTAGCTCCGTTAAGTTGTATCTTATCGTAAATTGTTAAGTTACCTGGATTTGCAATACTTGATGTAATTACTGGAACGTTTGCTTTCCAGTTATCAGTGCCTACTCTACTCCATCTGTTTCTAAAACCTTTGTAGTAAACAAAGTTATTGGTTGTAGTTGCATCAATAGCGTAGTCACCAATCTGACCTACTGACTGGATTGGTAATCCGTTTGAAATTTGGTCTTCATCCGTGATAACAATAGGAGATTGTGCTATGAATCCAGGACCTTCTGCGTCCCAGGCAAAAATACCCCAGTTAGTATTTTCTAAATCTAACCAGTATGTACCATCTGTTGGCTCGCCAGTTGGACGAATACTTGTGCCTGTTAGTTGATCTAAGTCAACGTTAGCACGTTGTATGTACATTTGATTGCTTACACTTAAAGCAGAATAAGCCGCAAGTAGTCCGTATTCATTTTGTTCACTGGCGTGGATAGGATTGCCGCCGGCGTCTGTTTTGAATGTTGGTGTACCAAACAAGCTAACAAGTTCTCTAGGACTCGTTACTGTGATAATTCTCTCAGCGTTAGCAACGGTAGTACCTGTTGCTACTGAACCAGTTGGGTTTCTTTTATCTTGTGCAGTCGCAACTAAAACGTATGCAATTGAGCCGGCCGCGGTGGGCGTATATTGACTCTCATCGGATACTGTTACTTGGACTCCTGGGGAAATTAATGCCATTTTATTGTTCCTCTTTATAGGTTACTTTAAACTATTTATTTTATTTTGGTTTTTTTAGGCTGTTTAGGTGCCTTTGCAAAGGTTCTAGCCGCTAGGTATTATAAATACATGATGTTGTACCGTCCTCTGTGCCAATCCTGTGGTAAAATGCCTGCTTCTATTAACTACAAGAAGGGCGACATTACGCACTTTAGAACCAGATGTAATAGTTGTATACGAAAAGGCCGCAAGTTAAAACCACAACAACCAAGTTGGGCATTAGCTGGATACAAAAAGAAACCGCACTGTGAAAAGTGCGGTTTTAAGGCAAAGTATCGGGAACAGTTATTTGTCTACTATATTGATGGTGATTTAAACAATAGCAGTCACACAAACTTACGCACTATTTGTGCTAACTGCCAGTACGAAGTAGCTCGGGAAGGACTAGGGTGGCGTCAAGGGGATCTTGTTCCTGACTATTAAGAAAATCGCGTACCTGTGTGTATAAGTCGTCAATGCTTCCGTTGTTGTCTAAAACTACATCAAACTTACTACCTACCCAACTGTATTCACTAGCATGAACTCCGGCTTTTTCTAACTCTTCTTTGCCCAGGGCCCAACCAATACGTTTCATGCCTCTGTTGTAGTTTACAGCATGGTGATACCATTCGGGCTCAGGTCCGCGGGATATGCGAATAACTTGACCACCTACTGCTTTAATTGCTTTGATTTCGTTAGGGAAACGACAGTCAGTAATAATGATATCGTCTTTGGTGTGTACTAGACGATTTTCTAAACTTGCTACCCACATATCGTTATGAAAACCTTTGCGGACTACTTCTGTGCCCCAGTATTGTAAGACGTATCTTGGAGTAATGTCCATTTTAAGACGTTTGCTCCACCACTCGTCTTTGGTTTCGCGCCACTCTCGGCTTTCTTTTGTACGCCCTTCAAGTAGCTCACGGTCCCATCCAAAAATTTGACTTACAGCATCCTTTAGGCTGTTAGCAAAACTTTCTCGTCTGAACCCATGAAAATTAACTAGATAGTCAGCAACTGTATCCTTGCCTGACCCAATGAACCCACAGATGCCGATGACACGACCCATTGAAAATCTCCCTTTTGATAGTTAATTGTACAACAATGTCACTTGATAGGTCTATTGTTTTGATAGAATTATACGAAATTTTAGCCCATTATCCAGGTCATTGGTGTGCCGCCGTCAACATAATTTTTGATGTCTTCATCAAGTTTATCTAACATAGCTTGACCTTCTTGTTTCAGTGCGGTTCCGTTTAAAGAAGTACCACCACTTGGGCCAGCGATTGATGCAAATTTCTCGCGAGCATTGCCAATTGAAATCATAACTAATGCTAATGCATAGTCTTGGATCCACGGAAACGCTGTTATATCATTCATAAGCATGATATCGGGTTTCACGTTGTCAATATGTAATAAAACGCTTTCGCTGACTTGTGGATCAGGGTTCGCACCCTGGAACGGAATCTTACGCACAATCGTTAATTTTTTGGTTACTTTATTCCATGTAAAATTCATAAAGCCACCAAACATCTTCATTGCTAGCTTTTGATAATCAACAAACAATTCGTAATTTGCTAGACCACCAACTCGTCCTGCCACTAACATATAAGTGTTTAAGTAACCGGATGCAAATGGTTCAAACTGACTTGCTGTTGTGCCTGTGACCGATCCGATGCCTCTGCGATATACAGCACGAACGTTCATGATGGTGTTAGGAAGGATATATTCTTGTGTTTCAGGATGAAGATCTAAAAACGCATAGCTTTCCTCTACTGCGTTAGAACTTTTTTGACGATAACGAATAAGAGCTTGTTTAATGCCCATGTCAAAGTGTTCTTTGTCTGCTTCAACATCAATCATACCATAGCCTAAGCGTAGGCGAATGTAGTCTGTGATATTATTGCTTTGTGCAATTACTGTATCTAACTGTGCCTGCAAGTTAGCATCAAACGCAATGTGTCCAGCACCTGTGCCAGTTGATTGGTTGAAAAGTGATTTTGTTTGTAGGCTTTGATTATTAGTTAAACTAGTATCCGCCGAAACGTTTGCTGGTAGTAGACTCATGTAAATTATCCTGTTACCAAGTATTTATCGATAGTAACAGGATAATTTGTTTATTGTACTTTTAGTAAGATAGTGTCTTGATTGATACGTCCGTTAAGTTTCACTTCTGTAGCTTTAATGTTTTCTAAGAACTTACGCAGATCAATCTTGCCTGCGGCTAAGAATTCTTTGATCTGTGCTTCAGGTTTACGTAAGGTCTTGCTTACGCTCTTGTTTTCATCATAGCCTGTGATACCAGTGCCCTTAACACCCAACGCACCGCCCATGTCTTCGGCGACATATTTGCCTAGTTTACGTGTTTTAGTGTTGTAAACCCACAAGACTTGCGCACCAATAATATCTACAGGATTGATACTTACTGCCTTGGTCACTGTATCATTTTTTAGATACTTGAGTTTAGCAACAAGTTTTTCTTTAGCAGGTGGTTTACGTACACTAGCCTTCTTAGTTGCTTTCTTAACTTGGCTGTATTGGGCAAAGCCATCAAATAAGGCTGTGTAAAATGCTTCAATACGTTTATAGTCGGCAGATTTTAAGTGGGCATAAGCATCTTTCAGATCTTCATCTTTAGTAGACTTTGCTTCGTTAAACTCGGCACGGCTACGTTCAAACGGAGCAAGAATACGTGCTAAGGTAGCAGGTGCTACATTTTTACTAAACAAATAGTCGTAGGCTTTAGGGTCAACTGCCTTACCTTCAAACAGCTGGTCTTCTAGTTCCAAGAAGTGCAGTTGGTGCTTGTCTGCTATTGCGTTCATACGATCTTGTATTGTAGGCACCTTTACGTCTGTTTTAGCGGCCTTTACATCAGTCTTTGCTGGGGCTTCATCGTCATCTGCCATTTGTTCTTGTAGTTTGATAACTTCTTTAACTGTGTTCAGCAAGTATTCTACATGTTTGTCACGCAATGGCATACCCTTGGTGTGTGCTCGAACAATAGCGCAGGCTGTTAAAGGTGTCAAGCTGTCTTTAGTCTTAGCATAGTAGTCAACCGTGGCTTTGTCTAACTTATGATATTGGCTATCTTTGCCTGTGTGTTCGCGCAACCATGCTACAAAGTATTTTTTAAGATCTTTTACACCATAGTAATAATTGTAGTAGCGCAAAGCCTTACGCAGATGGTGATCAAACTCTTCATCTGTAAACTGTAAGGCACGTTCAGTGTCCCACACTGGTTCTGTACCTGTATACTTTTCGTCAACGAACATAGGATCGCGACTTACTTTAGCCTTTTTCTTTGCACCATCAATCTTAATTGCCATAATTTTTCCTTGATTTATCCTGCTAGTAATACTGCAAAAGTTAACATACGTTCGTAGTTTGCTATCTCTTGGTTAATCTTGTCAACCATTTGTTTGTGATTGCTTGTTTGCTTGCCCAATCTGCGGCAGTTTATTTCTTCTTTACTTAGCTCACTTACCATGTGTCCGATGTTTCTACTTACCTTTAGCATTTCACCACTGTATTTTTTCATTCTAACCACTGGCAATTCTATACGTTGCTGTACAGCGGCCCAGTCCATGCTTGTCTGTATTTGATTGTTCATTTTCGTATTATACTATCAATTTAGCTAGTTGTCAAGCGACGATAAATATACAAAACCAGGAATAATTAATGCCAAGGCTTTCACTTTACCGTCCAAATAAGGGCAACGATTACAAGTTTATTGATAAAAATATCAGCGAACAGTTCACTGTCGGCGGAGTTGATATCAATTTGCACAAATATTTGGGCCCGCAGAGCACAGGATTTGTCAGTAATACAGAACCTGGTACCACCGGTGTAACTAGCATACAAGACCTACTGTTTTTAGAAAATCGTGATCGTAAATACGACACTAGTGTTTATGTTATGCGAACACAATTTCGTATCAATGACAGTGATTTTGACCTGCAACAATTTGGCTTATTTTTAACCGGTGATACTATATTTGCTACGTTCCATCTCAATGATATGGTTGAGACACTAGGGCGTAAGATTATGGTAGGTGACGTGCTGGAAATGCCATTCTTAAAAGATTATTATCCCCTAGACGCTACAGTAAGCGCAGCATTAAAACGCTACTACGTGGTACAAGATGCCACTCGTGCCGCAGAAGGTTTCAGTCCGTTATGGTATCCGCACTTGTGGCGTGTTAAACTGCAACCACTAGTGGATGCACAAGAATACAAAGATATTCTTGATAACTTGCCTGCCAATGATACCAATAATAATGGCATATTAGATCCAGGTGAACAGTCATTGGGTAACTTAATCAGTTCCTACAATAAACTTATCAGCATCAATGATGCTGTTATTGAACGTGCCGAAGATGACGTTCCAATGAGTGGGTATGATACTAGTCAAATTTACGTACTTCCTACCGACGCAAACGGTAATCTAGTTGATCCTGCAACATTAGATGCCAGCGATACTACCACAACAGATGCCAGCGATGCAGATGGCAATCCAGATGCTAGCTCTTTACCGCTTACTACATCACAAAAAGTTAATGGATATTTAACTGGCAACGGATTGTTACCAAATGGCAAGACAGTTTCAGCTGGAATTGGTTTTCCGCAGAATCCTCAAATTGGTGATTATTTCCTAAGATTAGATTACCTGCCTAATAGATTATTCCGTTTTGATGGTAGTCGTTGGGTAAAAGTTGAGGACGCAGTGAGAACAAACTTAACCCCAGGCAGTAACAATCAAACACAACGTAGTGGTTTTGTAAACAACACTGGCAAGTTTATGAGTAACGCTATTGCCAGAGATGCTATACGTATTTCAAGTCCGTATACATCACCAGCAAACGCTTCTACGCTTTCGTTTACACTCAGTAATGTTAGTCCTTACGGTACTGTAGTAACCAAAACACCGTATAACAGCGCATATGGTGTGCAAACTTATTTAAACAACGCGAGAATTTCTAATACAATTGGCAACACTGCTGGTAATATTTCATTTACAGTAACGTCACAGTTGCCCGTGGGCAATGTGTTAGAATACACTATTTACGAACATGTAATCAACGAACGTCAGAGCTTGTCTGAGGCCCTGCGTCCATCAGCGGATAATATATAATGGTAGCTAATCAACAATTTTTTTACGATGCTCAAATTGAACGCTTTCTTGCGCAATTCATTCGCATAGTATCTGGGTTTCAAGTTGAGTTTGGCGCGAACCGAGATGGTGTGCGAACTCTACAGCGTGTGCCTGTGTACTGGGGCGATAGCAGTCGACAAGTTCAGAGTATTATAAGTAACAACAGTGGCGGCAGTGTGATGCCTGTTGTGCCAGCAATGACTGTGTATATCAACAATATTACCTACGATAGAGATCGAATGCAAGAACCTAACTTCATTGGTAAGATGAATATACGTCAAAAATACTATAACGAAGACACACAAGAATTTGAAAACCGCCAGGGTAATGCATTTACCATTGAGCGTCCTATGCCTGTTCCTTATACCTTAGAACTAAAACTGGATATATGGACTAGTAACACTAAACAAAAATTACAATTATTAGAGCAGTTAGTTGTACTATTTAATCCTTCATTGGAAATACAATCAACCGACAATTATGTTGATTGGACTAGTTTAAGTGTGGTCAAGTTAGAATCACCTACATGGTCCAGCCGAAGTGTACCAATTGGTACAGAAAATCCAATTGACGTGGCCACTTTAACATTTAAGCTACCTGTTTGGATCAGTGCTCCGGCCAAGGTCAAACGTCTTGGTGTTATACAAAAGATTATTGCTAACATTCACAACAGTGACGGTGACCTCTCAGAAGATATCTTAGATGATACAAAAATTATAGCAAGACCGTACTATACTCCTTTAGGATATAGTGTTTTATTAGTAGGCAATCAACTTACTTTATTAAAAGTCAGTGAGCTAGAACTTCCTAGAGAGCCTACATTACTTACTCCAACAAAAGTTGGAACCAAGGACAACTGGAGAACTTTGGTTAATCTATACGGACCAGGAATAACAAACGGTGTTACACAGATTCGTTTACTACAAGAAGATGAGATGACTGAAGTAGTTGGTACAGTCAGTCATCACCCTACCGACGACACTGTTTTAATTTTTAATGCTGATATTGACACTTATCCAACTAATACACTGTCTTCTGTGACTGCTATCATTGACCCTCTTAAAGTTACAGATACTGCTATTACTAGACCAGCAGCCGGTACCCGTTATCTAATATTAAACAGTATTGGCAGTTTTGGTAACGCCCCGGGTTCTGGAGCCAGTGCCTGGAGAGGCACCGACGGGGTTGACATAGTGGCCCACGCAAATGATATTATTCAATACAATGGTAACCATTGGGATGTTGTATTTGACAGTCAACAGGCTAATACGTTACAATATGTAAGTAATCTAACCACAGGTACTCAATATAAATGGACCAACAATCAATGGGTGAAAAGCTGGGAAGGCGAATACAAAGAAGGCCTGTGGACTCTGGTATTGTAGAAGGTGTTGGTACTTTTATCTATTGTACTACCACACAACGTTATCTATTCTTGCTACGCAACACTAAAAAATATACAGGTACATGGGGATTAGCAGGTGGTGGTATTGAAGCTGGTGAACAACTACTTTCAAGCCTGCATCGTGAACTAGAAGAGGAATTAGGTTATAACTTTTCTGAAACTAAAGTTATTCCCATAGAAAAATTTACCAGCGACAATAAACGTTTCACTTATCATACTTTCTTAATTCCGTTAGACGAGGAATTCGTTCCCGAGTTAAATCATGAACATCGTGGTTTTTGCTGGGTAAGTTTAGAAGATCACCCTAAACCTCTTCATCCGGGAGTTTGGCGTACTATTAGTTTTAGTACGGTAATGTCAAAGTTAAAGACCTTGGAAGAATTATTATAAACTTGCTTCTAAGACAAATTCCGTATGTGATATTTGTCTAAAGTTTGTGCAATATTTCCAAGATTCTGGAATTCTTTCTGTGTTAAACTGTGTTACACGAATAAATTCAACATCGTCATAGACGTCAAATACCTGACGTCTATCATTGATCCATTTATCTTGAATGATATTAGTTCTGATAGAATCATATCCGTTCGTGCCTGCATAAACATTATAATTATATCCGGCGTCAGGCTGACCATCAAACCCTAACATGAATATTTTTTTATGTCCATCAAAGGCTGCCAAATACAGTGCTGTTGTTCCAGCATCTGTATAAGGATCGTGTGGAATTAAATAAAATTTGCCCGGGTATTCTAGTAAATGAATAGAATTTGTATATACAATATTATCTAATACATACTGTGACTCTGCTAATTCTTTAATTATAATGTTATTGCCATTAGTAACCAAAAAGTCAGGTGTAAAATCTCTATATAACGCATTACATCCGTATGTTTGTACAGTGTCTGCGCCTAAGTGTCCACTATAATTTTTAAGATGTTTGAGATCAAACGTCAGTCTAGATGGTCCATTTCCTAGTACCACTGCACGATTGGAAATCTGATTATTATCAACAGCATTATGCACACGTTCTGTTGTATCATGCCAAACGCCATTAGTGTAGTTTCTGTCAACTACAATATTCTCACCGCGATAATTTTTTCTATAACGCTTGGTTAATTTTAACATAAATTATTTAATATAACTTGTAGTTACACGGACGTTGCTGTTAGTTAAACTTGTACTTGTATAGTACAGTTGAACATTACCTGCAAGGACGTTAGCACTTAATGTACCCATTGCTGTTCCGTTGTTTATTACTCCGTAAACGCTAACAAATGCATTACCTGTGCCGTCAGTGATCACAATAGCATCCATGCTTTCAATATTTGTAGCGCCTCGTTTAGCCTGCACTACATATTTTGCAGTACTGAATTTAGTTTGTTCAAATGTATCTAATACATAAGGAGTACTTGCGCTAGGAATATTAATAGTTGGATTTTGGTTAGCAATTTTAGCATTGTTAACTAAACTTATAATACCATCGGTGGTTATGCTAATTCTAGAAGTAGCAGAGCTGTCCCCGGCTGTAACGTTTGCGTATCTATTAACCGGATCAGTTAAGTCTATACCCATGAAACCGTTAGCACTGGTCAGACCAGCGATAACTGATGTAGTTGTTAATGTACGTACATCAATTAAGTCGCCGTCAGCTGGTGGTTCAGTAAACGTTAATGTAGTACCAGTAATACCGTAGGCTAATACTGGTGCCTGTACCACACCGTTGATACTTACGATTGAACTGTTTGTTGTACTTGCATTATTAACAGTAAAGACTGTAGCAACACCATTACCTGTTAATTGTTGACTGGTAATAACTGTGGTACTAGCACCAGGAACAGCCCAGTCAGTGCCGTTGTACCACTCAAGATTATTAATGGTAGTGTTAAAGCGCAACATACCAGTAATATCAACATTACCGTCAATTCCTGGTCGCTTAGAAGTTGAACCAGCTGGAATTAATATTGCGTCTTGAGATCTTACTGCAAAGGTAGCACCCTTAATTGGTCTAGTGTTACCTTCATATCCTGGACCATTAATAAACAGGTGCTGGTTGCCTGCGTCATATATTACACCGGCCGCACTAGTAGGAGTTTTAATTACAACATTACCGGCTGTTTGACCATAGTTTATAATTGCGCCACCGTTGACTACTAGGTTGGCACCAACGCCAACACCGCCTGCTACAGTAAATGCGCCGATTCTTGGTGTTATTGCTGCGCCAGAACTGTATATAGTTACGTTTGAATTTGTAGCACTGTAAGATGCAATAACATTTGCTTCGTTTAAACCACCAACTGTAATGTCAACGTCTTGACCAGATCCAATGACTAAATCACTGGTCGGTGCTTGAACATAAGCTGTTGTCCCTGAAAGTCTACTTGATGCTTCAGAATATGCCGAGCTGGTAATACCAAATAGTGCTGTGAACCCTTGGTCAGATTCTGCTCTAAATTCTGTAAATCCAACGTTACTTAGGTTACGTGCTGATATGTTTACATCTTCGGAGATGTTTCCTGTTACACTAATAGCCGAGTTTGCATTGATAATAGCACCAGTTAGATCAGCACCAACAACTAATTTGTTACCACCTGCAATGTTTATAGTGCCTGCGGAACCTATTCCTCCTGCTACAACTAGTGCACCATTTGTATGGCTAGTTGAACTTGTTGTTGCATTAGCGTATACTGTTCCTGTTGCAGATAATCTTGTAAAATCACCGCTCGATGGAGTAGCATTACCAATTGGTGTATTGTTAATACTTGTAGCAGTAACAGAACCTAAATTAGTAGTGCTGTTTGAAGACAATGATGTAAACGTAGCTGCCGCAGGAGTTACGTTACCAATGACTGTGCCATTAATATCACGAGCATTTAAAGTCAAATCTACATCTAAGTTATTCTTAATATTAGTTGTACCGCTGGTAGCACCTATGTTAACAGTAGTAGCATCACCACCAACATTTAATGTTGTAGCATTTGCATTGACTAGATTAAATGTTGTTTGACTTGTGGTTAAGTCTCCTCCGTTTACAGCCAGGTCACCGGTTAATGTAGTGTCACCGGTTACACCTAATGTTCCTCCAACACTAGCATTGGCATCAATATCAACTAATGCGTTACGCAGTGTGAGTGTGCCAGACACTGCACCAATTGTGATTGCAGTAGCCGAAGTTAGCAAGTTTGCAGATGTAGCATTTAGTGTAAACAAATCTATGCTTGTTTGTGCGCCATCCAGTGTGGTTGCGTTTGGTAACCAAACGTTTGCATTTCGTAAGTTTAATGTACCCGACGTACCGCCAACTGTTAGCGTAGTTGCTGCACCACCTAAGTTAAGTGTAGTTGCTGTGCTGTTTACCAGATTAAATGTTGTCTGGTTAGTTGTTAAGTCACCACCGTTTACAGCTAAATCACCTGCTAATGTTGTATCGCCGGATACGCCTAGTGCGCCGGCATTTAAATTTCCGCCAACACCCACACCGCCGGTTACTACCAATGCACCGGTGGTAGTATCAATTGACGTAGTGTTGTCTGTTAATGTAGTTGCTCCGCTGGCTGTTAGTGTAGTAAATGCACCGGTGTTCGGAGTTGAGTTACCAATTGGTGTATTGTTAATTGCTGTTGCTGTTGTAAAACTTAAGCTGGTATTACCAGTGGTATTCAAGGTGGTAAATGCACCAGTGCTAGGAGTTGCATTACCAATTGGTGTATTGTTAATTGCAACCGCAGTGGTTAGATTTAATTGGGTAGCTCCTTGAGATGTTAATTCAGTAAAGGTAGCTGCCGCAGGTGTCACATTACCAATAACAGTTGACTGTATGTCACGTGCTGTTAATGTGCCTTGAGATGCAACATTGCCGGTTAATTGTAATGCTGTGCCTTTTAATAATTTGTTAACGTTCCAACTGTCGTCCGAGTCAGCATAGGTGAATGTAGCATTAGCACCGTCAACTGTTAGACCTGCGCCATTGGCTGCGGCTGGATTGGCAGCACCTTTGGCCACTGTGATGTTCAAATCTTCAACGTCCAGGGTCGCTGTGTTAACCGTAGTAACTGCACCGTCAACTTGTAGATTACCTGTGATTACCACATCACCACCAACATTTAAGTTCTTAGCAATACCAACACCGCCGGAGGTTACTATGGCGCCTGTGGTAGTATTAGTGCTCTGTGATGTGTCTGTGGCTAATAATCTGTTTTGTACCGTGGTATTACCTGAAGTACTACCAATCGTTAATGTTGTGGCAGCCCCTGCAAAGTTCACTGTGGTAGCGTTAGCGTCGAGTAGATTAAATGTAGAAGCTGATGTTGTTATGTCACCGCCGTTTACTGCCAGGTCACCGCTTAGTGTTAGATCAGTGGTACTGATACTACCACCGGTGCTTAGGTTATTTGCATAAACATTACCGTATATACCTACACCACCAACAACTGTCAGTGCGCCCGATGTTGTGTCTGTTGCCGCAGTACCTGGATTTCTAAATACTGCGGTAATATAAGATGAGGTGTTACCGCCAACAATGATACTAACTTTTTTAGTGCCAAATGTACTTGCACCAATGGTTAAGTTACCACTAGAATGCGATGCATTACCTTGTACATACAGATACCCATCATTTGCGCCAACAGCATTTGTCAAACTGTTATCTTGTGTACCATCCCAAGCAGCGGTTGTGATACCCATATTGATATAGTGATCAAAGTCGGTACCGTCGCCAGATGTGGCTACCCAGTCAGTGGATGACTTGGCATTTGTGTTTATGTTCTGGAAGTTGTTTTGAGCGTAACCAACATAGTCAGCTGATGTTTGTAACACTGTTTGAGGTAGTGGCGTATATCCAGTCACACCTGCATACAATGCGCCAAACCCGTTTACGTCACCGTAGAACACACCTGAATTACCAGTGATTGAATATGCATTACCAGTAAAGTTAATGTTTCCGCCTACGTACAGGTTACCTACTACACTAGCTCCACCCGACACACGGAATGCACCTGTTCCTACTGCGGTTGCTTCTGTTGTGTTGGTTACTTGTGTGATACCACTAGCGGTCAAGGTTGTAAATGCACCAGACGATGCTGTTGCGTTACCAATTGGTGTATTATTAATTGCTGTCGCTGTTGTAAAACTTAAGCTGGTATTGCCTGTTGTATTCAGCGTAGTAAATGCACCAGTGCTAGGAGTTGCATTACCAATTGGTGTATTGTTAATTGCTGTAGCAGTGGTTAGATTTAATTGGGTAGCACCCTGTGTGGTTAACTCTGTAAATGTTGCTGCAGCAGGTGTTACATTACCAATAACTGTACTGTTAATATCACGAGCATTTAAACTTAAGTCTACGTCTAAATTGTTTTTAACTGTGGTTGTGCCACTTACTGCACCTAGGTTAAGAGTAGTAGCATCGCCACCAATGTTTAGTGTTGTTGCAGTTGCGTTTATTAAGTTAAATGTTGTTTGGCTTGTGGTTAAGTCACCACCGTTAACTGCTAAATCACCTGTTAAAGTAGTATCGCCTGTGACGCCCAGTGTTCCGCCAACACTGGCATTAGCATCAATGTCAACTAATGCGTTACGCAGTGTAACTGTTCCTGTTGTAGAACCAATTACTAGTGCTGTGGCCGCGGTTAACAAATTAGCCGTTGTAACGTTTTGTGCAAACAAGTCTATGCTTGTTTGTGCACCGCTTAAGGTTGTTGCATTGGGTAGCCAAATATTTGCATTACGTAGACTTAATGCACCTGTGGTCGCACCTAGTGTAACCGTAGTGGCTTCTCCGCCAATGTTCAATGTAGATGTTACTTGATTGGCAATACTTAATGTTGATTGAGCACTGTGAATTGTGGTTGCATTTGGAAGATACAAATTTGCACCACGCAGATTAATAGTACCAGTACCTTCGCCTACAACTAAGCTAGTTGCAGCTCCAGCAAAATTTACTGTTGTAGCAGTTGTGTTTAATAAGTCAAACGTTGATTGACTGGTTGTCAGCCCGCCACCGTTCACTGCTAGATTACCAGTAATTGTACCTGTTGTTGCTTGAACTGTGTCAGATGCTGTTACATTTATAGCAGATATATCGTTGTCAGCTACCAGACTACCAATTCTTAAATTAGCAAAGTTAGTTTGATTAATATTACCGTAGGTTGTGCCAGTTTCTGTTGTGCCTACAAGTCTAAATTCTTTGCTAAATTCATTCCATATAATAGCTTGATTTAACAGTGATCCACGATTAAAAATAATACCCAAATCGTATGTGTTAGTGCCCGAGAAAGCGTTATTCATGACTATCAGCGGATCATTAACAAACGTGTTAGTTGAAGCTACAGTTAAGTATGTACTAGCACCTTGTACTGTCAAGTTACCTGTGATAGTAACATCTGACGTCATTGTAATGTTGCTGTTGAATAGGCTACCTACGATTGACCCAGGTACAATTTTAGCATTTGCGTAAATTGTCGAGTCAAGAATCTGATTATTTTTAATGCGGGTTAAAACCGACATGAGTAATACTCCAAATTAATATTTTTTATTAACTGTTATACCCTGCGGTTCCATATTCCCCTTAGGACTTTTTCAGTTGTTCTTTAGTGTATTTATGAGGGATTTAAAATTTTTTGAGAGGGTCAATTTAGCTAAGTGAAGTATAGTATGTGATTCTTACTTCTCCACGAGCACCTACATCGCCGCCCGCAAAGTCACCACCACCGCCACCACCGCCTGGTGCTATACCCGGTGTTGATCCAGCCTGCCCTTGATTACCGTTACTACCGTTACCGCCGGCTCCACCGAATGTTGATGTACCACCTAGTCCACCGATAGATCCACTGGTTTCACCAGATCCGCCGCCACCACCGCCAGCGTAAGTTCTACTCTGTCCATTGGTTGTGGGTCTACCTGCATTAGAACCTGGGCCGCCAGTGCCGCCAACTTCAGTTATATAACCAGAGTATGTAACACTTGGGGCAGCAAGTATTGAACCTCCTGCGCCTCCCGGAGCTACACCGCCACCAGAACCTCCACCGGCTCTAGCGCCTAGGAAAGAACTTTCTCCCCCAGCACCACCCGCTGTGTTTGTTCCAGGACTACCACCTCCGCCGCCGCCTACTACTACAGATCCAGAACTTGGAACATCTGCATAGGCTACGTTATATTGTATATAAGCGCCACCACCACCGCCACCGGCTGGAGTATTATTTGATCCGCCACCGCCACCTGCTCCACCACCCCATATTTGAACTGTCATGTAGTCAAAATATGTTGTGGGTTTAGTCCATGCTGTGGTTCCTACTGCGGTGTAAGTTTGTGTAGCGGGTGGAGCTTCTATTTCGTAGGCTTTACGCCAAACGCCTCCATCTTTAACCCATATCCTTTTACAGCGTTGCCAAACGTTGCTGTCTTTAATAAAGGCATACTGAATTAATCTTTGTACTCCGCCGTCTTTAACGTATGTGCCCATGATTAATATTGATAAATTATATCACCGTTGTTGCCAGTGGAGTTAGAAGGAACACCAGCTGACACCGACTGTACTGTTTTGGTTCCTTGACTGTTCTGTCCTGCGGTTTGAACATAGGCAGTAGTAGCATAGTCAATAATTGTGCCTGATACCAGTAAGTTACCGTTGACATGTAAAGTTGCTGTTGGACTAGCAGTATTAATACCTACGTTACCGCTTGTGTCAAATCGCATCCGTCTAGCACCACCTACATAGATGTCTAATGGTAAACGTGTTCCATCTCCATGACGTCCAGATTCAATCCGAGTGTATAATGAAGAAACTGTAGTTAACTCTAAAACACTAGCATTAGCCACGTTTGACTCGGATGCTACTGCTATCTGGCCAACGAGTCCAGTGCCCGATGGAGAAACTTGTATACGTGTACTGTCATCGGCTGTAGAACTTAAGAATGTCAGATGATTGTTATAATCACCACCAAACGTGGGCACAAGTATGTCACGACCAACGTTAACATTGCCGCTGACCGTAAGGCTTCCTAGTGTGCCCACTATTGTAATATTAGCTTGATCGTTGTGTAGTACTTCTTTGGTTACTTGTGTTAATGCCATATTTGTTCTCTGTTATTATGTATTTAACAAAATATCAGCTACTGTTACTTCTGAAAAACTAGTAGCAGCTAATATTGTATTGCTAATCTGCGTTAATGGCATTCTATGTTCCTTAGATCGTTGGGCCTCTTATGTCACCTTGTACAGCATAGGTAACGTTACTTATGCCAACAATAGCGTTTCCCGGTGGTCCGCCTTTGCCACCAACACCATAGTTGGTTCCTGCTTGTCCCAAGGCTCCGCCTGTTGCTCCGAATCTACCTACACCACCAGTTAGTAGTGTACCTGGTTGTGGTGTGGTACCACCGCGACCACCAACACCTGCTGGACCTGGGCTGTTGCCAGCACCGCCACCACCGTTGGGCCAATTAGTGCCGTTACCGTCACCACCAGCACCGCCGCCACCTCCGCCTCCAATAATACCATAGTTGTAGACAACTGTAGGAGTATTAACTATAATAGCGTCACCTCCAGGAAAACCTTCGGCTTCGTTTCCTTCGACTCCATTACCACCGCCTTGACCACCAGCACCAACAATGTATCCGTTGTTTATGATGACCACAATTGATCCAGTTGGCAAGTTGCGGCAATCAAGCGAATAGTTTCTAGTTAGCAATACAATATTCTGCGTTGTACTGTTAACTGTGCCTGGACTACTAGATCCAATAACCACACCCCCAGATACTGTTAGCTCGGCAATAACAGGTGCTGTTCCGTTCCATCCTGATGTAATAATATCTGAACGTAGGTTGTAGTTTTGTGTGTTTGCTGAAAATGTTTTCTTAAAGACAAAGTTACGGCCTTTACCTGTTAGAATTCTGCTGGTAAGTGCGTTTAATCTTGGCATAGATTATCCGTGTGATGTTGCAGCACCTAATACTGTCCACGTACTAGCTGCTCTGATTAAACTAAAGGTAAACACGTCAATTCTATTGGTACTTGCTGCAGGCACTGTGTTGCCTTGCCAGCGAATTGTCTGCGCGGATCCGTTTATTTGTAGACCATTAACAATATACCCCGGAGAACCTTGGTTGACTACAATACTCACACTTGTCACACGATTATCTGTGGTTGGAACGTTTGTGATATTAGCAGTTACATTACCTGCTATGTTGGAATAATACCATATAGCACTTGTGCTGAAATCATGCACCACTGTACCAGTTACGCTAAATTTAGTGTCTAATATTTCTGTAGTTTCTGCAAGTGTTGTTAACCCTGATACATTTAACGTACCTAGTGTACCAACTGCGGTAATATTAGGTTGACTGGCTGTTAATAAAGTTCCAGTTAAGTTAGTCGATGACACATTACCTGTGGCTGTGAAATGCTGCGCAGATACCTCGGTTGTAAATGTTGCTGACACTGCTGTTAAATTGCCAATACGTAAATTACTGTACGTAGCATCTGTAAAATCAACAGTGGTAGTTGGTTCTGAGACAACATTAGCAAATAGTTTCCAGGTACCATCTGAGGCATCACGAACTAAACCGGTATGTTGATATCCTGGATTAATAAAGTGTCCTACGAATCCTATATCTATGGTATCTTCGGGGTTGGCTGTTGCTAGGTAAATTAAACTATCACTGATACTTAAATTATTAGTGTTAAGTGTAGTGGTATTTCCATTTATGAAAAGATTACCTGCTACTGTGATATTTCCGTTGAAAAACGCATCTTTACCTATACCAATACCACCAGTTACTACAAGAGCTCCGGTGGTTACACTAGTTGATTGTGTACCAGAAGTAACTGCAACGATAGGAGATGTTAGTGTACCAGTAAACACCGGACTAGACAGTGGTGCTTTGGTTGTTTCGAGTGTTTCGATTGCTGATTGTACTGTTAACCCCACTGCTAAAATATTACCTATGTTGCTGGCATAGGTTAAGTTAGCATAGTTGTTAAATGTACTAAACGCATCAATTTCAGCAAATACTTCAGTTCCTTCATTTACACCCTGACTTAAGGTATAGACATTAGCTGATGTTTCTGTGTAGGCATTGGGAAATTGTCTTACACCATTAACGTAAACACGTAATTGCCCAGTGCCCGGAGTATACGACAAATTGTTTACTAAATTAAATACTGTTTGCCCTGCGGTTGCTGTGTTAGATTGACGTAAGGTACTAAGACTTTGTCCTACAGTAGCTCCACCACCGCCACCTGCTGTGGCCCAATAATATGTACCTGCTCCGCCGGTGGTTAATACATAGCCGCTTTGCTCGCCGCTGGGTAATAGGTTATTTAAAGCATCAGCTGATGTTGATGCACCGGTGCCACCGTAGGTAACGTCTATAATCGATCCATTCCATGTGCCCGAAGTGATTGTACCAACACTTATATTACCACCTAAATAGGACGATACGTTTACGTTACTATAGTTTGTAAATGATTGTGTGCGTGAGTATGCAGCTACATTAACATTACTATAGTTAGCAAAGCCCATTGTTTCGGTGTAGGCTTTGACATTTATGTTACCATAGGGATCAGCGGCACCAACTGTGTTACCGTTTATTGATAACTGGCCAGCGGCAACCGTAATTGCAGCACCACCAAGATAGATGGTGTTACCACTAACCCACAGATCTTTCCATTGATAACTTGCACTACCTAAACTATAAGTGACATTAGCACTTGGTAACAAATTACCTGTGACATTGAGATTTACACCATCGGCGACAATCAACGAATTGTCGTAGCCCAACGTTTCATATGCGAATGCCGCACCAGTGGCCAGTGTTCTAACTTCAATAATATCAGTGGTCAGCGGAGTTTCTGTAAATGTGATAGCATTATTTGTAACTGTGTATGCGCTCTGTGGTCGTTGCACCGTACCGTTGATACTTACCAAAACACCCTGTGTACTTGTGTTTGCTGTTAGTGTGAATACATTACTCACTCCATCGGGTGTGATTGTATCTGAAATAATAGTTACTTCGCCCGGAATCTGCCAATTAGCGCCGTCCCAGTATTCTATACCATTTCTACTGGTACTATATCTAATGTAACCTTCAGTTGGGTCACCGGGTCTATCAAAGTCGTCGCCAGCTGGTATTTGAATTGCTGAATTACCATATACTTTAACTATGCCCGGATAGTCTGGTTCAACAATTATATTTCCTGTAGATGACAACGAGTTACCAGATATAGAAAACGTTGCCACTTCTAGATTGGTGTAAAGTTGTGTAGTAACTGTTGTTACATTAGCAACTTCTATACCGTCAACCACTGTAGAAATCCACCCAGGTGATGTATTGTCGTCGTTTACAGTCACCGACGAATTACCTGAGAAGATTGATTTACCTGCTACTAGAATAGAATTGTCTACATAAAATTTAGTAACTGCATCTGTGTTATTTACTGGGGTTGCTAAATTTGTTATTCTACTATTGTTTACACTGACGTTTCCAGTCACTGAAGAAATAGCTATATTACCTGATTGATTATATATCTCTGTGTCATTGACATATAGATTTCCAATTCTAGTTAGTACAACATTTGCCGCTGTGGTTATTATACCTTTGTCGTTGACTGTTAACTGTACAACTACATTAGCAGAACCGTAGGTTGCAGGAGTCACACCTGACGTGTTTAGAAGCACAAAAACATTACTATTAGTACCAGAGCCGGTTACGTCACCATTGACTATTATGTTACTATTAGAAGTTAATACGCGATATCCTGCTTCGTAAAACTCGTCAGCATAAAGAGAATCAGCATTGATGCTGGTTGTATCAATGTTACCGCTGATGGACAACCCAGATCCTATTGTGAGATTACTGGATATTACTGCGTTTTCTACATAAAAATTTCGCCAGTAATTAGTGATTTTTCCTAGATCATAGGACACGTTGGCTTCAGAATATACATGTCCGTTACTTACGATAACATTACCATTCACAGACAGTGACTCGGTTGGGGCAGAAGAATTTATGCCCACGCGGAAATTAGTAAAGTCCATTTGCACCAAGGCATTGCCTTGCGTAGTAAACTGGAGATCTACACCTTGTCTATCTAAATTGGGTAATAGTGAAAACCCGGGAACTCGACTGATTGCCATTAAAATAATCCAACCTTTACACTATTTATCTGGATGATTAGGCTAGTGTCGAAACTGTACTTGTGAATCCACCAATGATTGTGATAGCGGCACTACCGCTTGGAGGGCTACTAAAAATAATATTTCCTGCATCGCCACCTGTACCAAAAGTATAGTTAGTGGTAGGTATTTGGTACACAGTGCCCACGTGTACTAATACTTTGTTTTCGTCGCCGGCAGCGTATCCTACAGGCCAGAACTGAGATGCAACGCCGTTGCCGGTAAATTCAGTTTTGGTTATAGCAACGTTACCCTCGCGCGAAATAGCATTCCAGCTAGGTGTTCCTGTAATGTTAGCAAAAAATTCTAGCTTGTTTGTTGTGGTATTAAATCTAGTTTGACCTGTTACTGCTACGTCAGGCCCAACACTACTCGGCGAGTTAGGTACTCCTAGTGTGTGACTACCACTTTTAAATACCGTATTTTTAAGCAATCGGCCCATGGTTAGGCTCCAACATAACTTACAGTAGCAGTTACCACACCCGCATTTGACGCACTGGCCGCAATTTTATCCCCGCTGGCTAGTACAAGTTTCTCCATATCAACTACATAAGTATCGCTACTAGTAATTTGAAGATTTGCATAAATCTGATACGATGCGTTAGCAACAGTGTGACCGTTGGGCAGTGCATACACATTTAACGACACAGTATTGTCATGATTATTGCAAAAATGCATTGTTGATATAACATTAGCACCACCGGCACTAACAAAAATATTAGCTGGAGTAGTAGATAAAATGGAATTAGATATTGCCATGATTATTCCTATAAAATTAACGAAAAAGCAAATGCTTTTTTCTTAGTTACTAATTCTTCGTTGGCTGCAGCTTGATTAACTACAAACAATCCGCTGTTACCATTACCCGGGGTTGTTGAGTAAAGTGTACTAGATGTGCTCGCTGCGAGACTACTAATTAGTTGCAAATTTCCGCCAACCATAACAGTTGCGTTAACATTTGCAGTCAAGGCAAAGCCATTTACATTAACGTTGCCGCCTAGTACTGGATTTTTGTCATCGAATACAGAAGTTAAACCAGTGATACCCGCGGCTAAGATATTAGCATAACTAGCAGGATTATTAATGTTTCCTGCGATTTGCCAAGCACCGCCTACAGATTCGTTCCATACAAGTCCCGAACTTGGATAATAGGCAGTATTAGCACCTCGGTATACTGTGATACCCGCTTTGCCTAAGGTTACACCTGATGTTCCTGAATCGCCTTGATTTAAAACAATAATATTGTCTTTTAACGTGGTATTTGTTGTTTCAATTGACGTTGTAGTTCCTAAAACTGTTAAGTTTTGAGCAATTGACAAGTCTCCACGAACATAAACAGTATCTGTGTCTAGCGTAATATTACTAGACGCTGATCGCGGTGTCTGTACAACATAATTTGAATTGGCTTGCTTAACAATAGTCATTTTTAAATCCAGTTTACATTATTTATCACGATAGTATCAGATAAAAAAATAGCGGCCGTAGCCGCTATTTTAATTGGTAACAAATTAATTGTTAGACAACGTTACACTTGTATTTAATACTGGAGTCGTAACATTCCATTGTACACGTGTATTTGCAGCAAACTGAGTACCTGTATCAGGTGTTAGGAATGCTGTTTGGCCAAATAATTTATAAACGTAGTAAGTGCCACCTGCTGAGTCTGTTGCGCTGATATAGCCTTGACCTGCGGTAGGGCTACCATTGTCAACTAGAGCAACAACACCTGTACCTTGTGCATTTGCTACGCGATAACGTTTACTACCTGTTTGTTTAGTGATATCACTAGACACTGCTGAACTGCCGCCATCCGCAGCAGATAGATATGCTGTCATGTTAATAGCATTGGCTGTTACACCTGTACCATATAATGTTACGTTACCTAATGCTCCTGATGCGTTAGCACCAGTGATAGTCATTACAGGTGCTGATGTATAGCCTGTACCCGGTACGGTTACTGTGATTGCTGTAACGTTACCGCTACCGTTTAATGTTACTGTACCTTGTGCTGTAGTACCGCCTGTGATTTGTGGTGCACTAAATGACACTGCTGCATTAGCTGTGTAGTAACCTGTACCACCAATATAAACGTTAGCGTATAATACGCCTTCGCCACCTACACCGTTTGAATTACGATTACCAAAATAAACTGATTTTACTGGACGTCCCATTTGTTTTTCTCCTTATATGATTGTTCTACAATCTACGCGGTGGGTGCCGCATAAACCCTTGCGGGCATTGTATATACATTTATATTTATCGTAGATTGACTTTTACTGCGGTTGATAGTATAATTACGCTTCATTTACTAGGAGACTAGACTATGACTTGGTATATAGCAAAATACAAAAGTATTAAACCTGCGTTTAGGGGTGGTGAAACTAATTACAAAACTATAAACGCTACAAAGAAATATGTAGAGTATTTTTTAGACATACAAGAAATGAATGCCCTACTAATAACTACTAAAAGTTTTGATGTTAAAATGGACTTACTGTATTGTTTAGAACGTGCTGAAAGTAAAAAACAGTGGAACTTTAGACATCCCAATTTTGATAGAGATGATGCTAATACTATCCTAACTGCGGTTAGACATGCTAATCAGCATGTAGACGCATTAAGTATATTAGAAAAATACTAGCCAACAAAAAAGCCCCTTGCGGGGCTTTTTTATTTTCATATCCTTTAAGATTAAATCTTATTGGAATGATAGGTTTGAAACACCAATTGTTTCCAAGTAGTCTGCAGCGTTACCTAGAGATGATGCTGTGTTTGTTAACTCAGCATAACCGTAACGTGTCATGAAACCAACTACTGGTTCAAATGTGTTTGGATCTAGTACAACACCGCTAGACATTAGAGGTACGTATGGGCAATAGAACGCAGCTGCATCAGCTTCGCTAGAACCTTTGTAACCTACTAACACAGAAGTACCTGTACCAGCATAGCTGTCTACATAGATCTTCATAGCGTTGTTTAAAGTACCAACTAATTTAGTGTTAGTTGGAGCTTCGAATGTACCTTCTGTTGTACGAGCAAAAGCAGAAGTAGTTGCAGATTGCAATACTGTCAAAGCTTCTGAACTTACAACTGCCCAGTTTGCAGCACCACGACGTGTACGTTGTGCGATCAAGTTAGCTGCGCGGTTAATTAAAACAGCAAGAGCAGCGTGCTCGTCACCAACGAATGTAGCAGTACCAGATACTGTTGCTTGATTGTAGTTGAATGTGTTACCAGCCAAAGCACGTAGAGATGCTAAGATCTCTTGGTCGATTTCAACTGTGATTTCTTGTGCTAAAGCTGCCATGATTTCAGCTTCAACATCTAAACCGTGCATAGCTTGTGCATCTTGAGCTGCCTCAAATGTCCAACGTGCGCTTAGTTTACGTGTTTTAGCTTCAACAACTTGTTTCAAGATTTGAACGTTGATGCGGTTACCTGGTGTGCCTTCTAGTGTTGATGTAGAAGCAGCTTTACCAGCTGTTGTACCAGAGTATGCAGTTGCAATCTTGAATGGGCTTAGTGCTTCGTCACCACCTACTGTGCTGTCGCCACTTGTTGCTGTCACTTGGTCAGCGTAACGTACACGTAGAGTGTGGATTTGAGCTACTGGGCCAGTCATTGGTTGTACGCCAACGATTTCGTTAGCGATAACTGTTGGCATTACACGACGAATCACTGGAAGAATCACGCGGTTTAATGTTGCAACGTTACCTACTGCTGTTGCACCACTAGTAGCAGTTTCCATCAAGTGCTTCTTAGTGTTTTCTAAAATTACAGCCATTGTAGTTCTTTTAGAACCTTGTAGACCTTCTAACAGGGCGTCTTTGGTCTCT